ATCTAAAGATTTCAATTTTGACAAATAATCTGTAGGTTGGCTTGACATTAATCTAATATATTAATGCTATTTTATTTTAAAAGTAAATATATTTTTATATATTTTAGACTTAAAATAATTTAATTATAAGATTATAATATACATAACATGGCAGGCGGCTTGATGCAACTAGTAGCAACTGGACAACAAAATGTGATACTTAATGGTTCACCATCGAAGACTTTTTGGAAGGCTGCGTATAAAAAATATACTAATTGGGGTAAACAAAATTTTCGTTTAGATTTTGATGGTACTCCTTCTCTCAGTTTAACAAATGAATCTACATTTAACTTTAAGGTAAAAAGATATGCTGATCTTTTAATGGATTGTTATATTTCAATCAATTTACCAAATATTTGGAGTCCTATTATGCCTCCACAACCAATTTTAGATTCCAATGGTACAGTTACCGGATATACTGATTGGGCTCCATATGAATTTCAATGGATTCAAAATATTGGTGCTCAAATAATTAGCCGAATTACTATTACTTGTGGCAATCAAAAATTACAAGAATATTCAGGACAATATATTTTAGCTTCAGCACAAAGGGATTTTTCTGGTAAAAAAATAGAAATATTTAATGAAATGACTGGAAATATTCCTGAACTAAATGACCCGGCAAATGCTGGTTCCCGTGTAAATGCTTATCCTAATGCTTTTTTTGAAGGAACAGGGAATACAACACCTAATGTAACATCTAACCCAGCAGGTGCTCAACCTTCTATAAATGGAAGAAATTTATTAATTCCTCTAGGAGCATGGTTTAATTTAGTTTCAACGCAAGCTTTTCCTTTAGTTGCGCTTCAATACAATGAATTACAAATTAGTGTTTCATTTAGACCTATAAATGAATGGTTTACAATTCGTGATGTAATGGATTATACAAATAATTATCCAGTTGTTGCTCCAAACTTTAATCAATTTTATATGCAGTTTTATAGATTTCTCCAAACACCTCCCGACCAAACATTGGGACCCACCTCTTATGTAGATACTAGAACTAATTGGAACGCTGATATTAATCTAAATTGTACTTATTGTTTTCTCTCTAATGATGAATCTGAAATATTTGCTAAGAATGAACAAAAATATTTGATTAAACAAGTATATGAAAAACCTTATTATAATGTAACTGGACCTAACAAGATTGATTTAGATTCAATAGGCATGGTTATTAGTTGGATGTTTTATTTTCAAAGAAGTGATGTTAATTTGCGTAATCAATGGTCTAATTATACTAATTGGCCTTATGATTATATGCCTCAGGATGTAACACCTGCTCCAACTGCAGGAAGTTATCCAAATCCAGCACCTTCACCACCAAATCCGGCAACACTTGGTCCAGGTTTGAATCCAGACGGGACACTAAGTGGTCTTTATACTACTGGAGTATATAATCCACAAAATATCAAAAATATTTTGGTTGCTCTTGGAATATTAATGGATGGACAATATAGAGAGAATATTTTACCGGTTGGTGTTTATAATTACATTGAAAAATATGTTAGAACAGCTGGATTCGCTCCACCAGGATTATATTGCTATAACTTTTGTTTAGATACAAATCCTTTTACAATACAACCTTCTGGAGCTATGAATATGAGTAGATTCACAAATATTCAATTTGAGTTTACAACAAATATTCCACCAGTAGATCCATATGCTCAATCATTAACCATTTGTCACCCAACTACAGGTGATATAATTGGTATCAACAAACCAACATGGAGAATTTATGATTACAATTATAATATGTATTTGATGGAAGAGAGAGTAAATATGGTTGTGTTTATTGGTGGCAATGCTGCTCTTCTATATGCTACTTAATTGTATTTAAAAATAATTATATTATTTATTAAATTTAATAATATAATTAATATTTTCTAGACTTTCTTGATTTTCTAGTTTTCTTAGACTTTTTAGATTTTCTAGACTTCTTATATCTTCTAGATTTTCTTCTGCGTCCTCCGGCAGCCTCAACAGCACCAATGTCATCAGTATTAATAAAATTATTTAAAAAATTATCTATAGTAGGAATAAGATTATTACGAATTGTATTCTCAGTTGTCATACTTGGGTCTTCTTCATCTAAGTAGTTTGTTAAATCTCTTTTTGTAGTTTCTGCTAGATTTAATATCATTACATCCTTTCTTCCTTGTGATGCCTCATTCCATCCAGAAGCTGATAAAGACCTTTCTACATAACGCACAGCAGCTAAATTTTCAGCTTGACTGTTACCTGTTGGTTCCATCATTAGTTTTCTTGCTTGAGCTATAGTATTAAAAATGTCTTCATATCGGTTAATACCAGGAAGATTTACTAGGTTAACAAAATTACTCATTTTATATATATATATATATTAATTAAAAATCTATTTTCTTAATTAAAATATTAACGTGGTGTATCAGGGTCTCTCCAGTCGATATCATGCGCTTCAAAATAAACAGGATCTCCAATATCTTTATTCAATATAACTACAATAGGTTCTCCCACATTTGGTTTATATAAAGGCAATTTTTTTCCTTCAACAACAATTTTTCTAAGTTTAACATTTGAGTCTTCTAGTTTTTTACCTTTCCAAAATAAAGTAAAAGGTTGGGGAACACCATTTTCATCTCTATTTAATTCTCTATCAATAACAAAATTTTGTAAATCTTGAATAGTTCCTGCATCTATATTTCTATCTAAATGTGAATTAACAAATCTTTCAGACATTTCATATGTAGTACCTCTAGCAGATTTAATAAACAAATGATAATGTGGTAAATCTTCGTTTTCATGGCCTCCCATTTTGTTTTTTCTATATCTTCTTGTTTTTCTTTTAAAATTTTTACGAGATTTATTTTTTTTATTTCTGTAAGTTCTCTTCATGTAAATATATGATATTTTATTATATATTTTAACCAATATATAATCCATACTTAACTACAAAATCTATCATATTTTCAGCACCCATTGAATGATTACACGCAAAACAAATTGGTCTTAAATTATTTATTTCATGTGTTCCGCCATTTTTTTCACTTAAAACGTGTCCTACTTCAAAATTTGTATTAGAAATTACAACCTTTTTACAACATAAACATCTATGTTTAATAATGTCTTCACCAATATAATGATTCCATACAATAATTCTTACATTTTTTGGTATAGATTGTTTTTTTCTTTTTAATTCTGCTTTTTCATCTTGTTTTTGCTTCTCAATTTCAGACAATCTTTGTCTTTCTAATTCTTCCTGTTGTTGTCTTTCAATTTCTGCTTGTTTTTGTCTTTCCAGTTCTGCTTGTTTTTGTCTTTCTATTGCTTCTAACATTTTTTTCTCTATTTCCTGTTTTTGTTTTTCTAATTCTTCAAGCGAATGTTCTGTTTCATTTGGTTTGACTTCTTCATTTGTTTTTACTTCTTCCTTTGGTTTTTCTATATCAGGATTTAAAATACAATTAACAGCATAATATGTCATAATTAACAAACATAAACCATCTTTTTTCAAAGAAGAAGTTCCTAATATTTTATTTGTTTTACAAATATTTTTTAATTCGGGTATCTTTTTTGACATAATTACATCCCAATATTTATCAAACTCGCAACATATAATATCATTCATTTCTTGTTTTTTAATTTTGGGGGGAATAATAATGTTATATGATTTTGCTTTATCTTTTACTTCATCTTTATTTAATTTATTTAATTCAGTATCTAACATTTTATTAATTTCATGTCTTTTTTTTTGAAATTCTTCAGAATTTTCAGAAGACACTGTTTTATCTGTAATATCAGAAATAATAGTTTGATTTTCAATTTCGCAGCAATAATCGTCCATTGTATATTATTATAATTGTTATGTATTTAAATTTAAATTTACTCAATTTTATTTAAATAAAATATATATTAACATTTACATACTTAAAGAGGGATACACTACATAATGAAGGAAAAATCTCCAAAAATGAAAAAAAGGCACTAAAAAAGTTCCCTTCACATGTAGTATTGAATATTAAAATTTTTCGGGGAAAGTTTTTTTGAAAAGTCAATTTTGGACATTTTTAATGTCCATTTTTCAAAACCTAGAATATTTTATGTCAAATAATGCAATTGTGTGACCATAATTGAAAATTAGCGTCTGGGTACCAAAAAAATAATTATAAATTTGTGATGGTAATTTTTTTTATATTTTAATAAAAAAAGTATTTAGGGATTTTTTATATTTCCAATATATAGGAAAATGGAAATAAAAAAATCCCCAAAAATCCCCAAAAATTTTTATTGCGATTCTTGTGACTATCATACTAGCAACAAAAAGGATTTTGATAAACATATACTCACACCAAAACATCAAAAACATCAAAATGGAAATGATTTGGAACAAATGGAAAACAAAAATATCCCCGAACATATTTGTGAATGTTCAAAAAAATTTATTACGTATAGTGGTTTATGGAAACATAAACAAAAATGTATTAAACCTGAAAATATACAAAAAGACGAGTCAGAATTTAAAGTTTTAACTAATTTAGTCTTAGAAGTTGTTAAACAAAATCAAGAACTTATTAATCAGAATAATGAAGCACATAAACAGAATCAAGAGCTAACTAATAAAATCGTTGAAATGAGTAAAAATGGAATAGGTAATACAACAATAACAAATAGTAATAATAATTCAAATAACAAAACTTTCAATCTTAATGTATTTTTAAATGAAACGTGTAAAGATGCCATGAATATTATGGACTTTGTAGATTCTCTCAAATTACAATTATCAGACTTAGAAAGTGTAGGTAAATTGGGTTATGTAGAAGGAATCTCTAATATTATTATTAAAAATCTTAAAGAGATGGATGTTCATAAAAGACCAGTTCATTGTAGTGACTCAAAGAGAGAAGTAATGTACATTAAAGATGAAGATAAATGGGAAAAAGAGAATGAAAATAAACTAAAACTACGCAAGGCGATTAAACGTGTCGCAAATAAAAATCAAAGATTGCTTCCAAAGTTTAAGGAAGAACATCCAGATTGTGGAAAATATCATTCAAAGTTTTCTGACCAATATAATAAACTTGTGGTTGAATCCATGGGAGGTTCAGGAGATAATGATTTGGAAAAAGAGGACAAAATCATTAAAAAAATAGCAAAAGAAGTTGTTATAGACAAAAATTATTAAATTTTATTTTGTTGGTATAGGTGCGTTTGAAGCATAAGGTCCGTCCTCAATAAATTCACCAGTTAAACTATATCTTTTAGGATAGTTCGGCATATATTGAAGACCAGATGGTTTATATCTTTGGTCAAATAGTTTTTTAGATTCATCAAAATCTTTAGTCCATACATCAACACCAAAATTTGGTTGAGCAGGTTTAGAATACATATTAGATGTAATGATACGTTCTTGGGTTCCATAACCACTTGTTAAGGGAGAATATTGAGGCGTTACACCCAATGTTAATTTACCAGCATCATTGTCTCCAGGAACGCAACCTTTTGCTTTTGGAAGAGGAGGCGAATATGGTTGACATCCAGGACAATCAATATCGGCAGAACATTGTTGACCAGTTACAGAACATCTGGCAGTCGGACCACAAAAATTTTTACAACTATAAGTTGTTGTTAAAGGTAAATCCACTGTATGACTAGTTGAACCGTCATACTTTTCTTGAGTAACTTGAGTTGTAAAACATTCGACTATATAATTTTCATTTGTTAAATAATCAATCCACTTAAATATTGTTACAAATAATATGAAGCTTATTATTACCAAAAATAACATATTATATTGATTTTGAGAGAATTCCATATAATATAATTTAATATTAAAATATTAACTGAATTAGGCATTTTAGTAAATAAAATAAATTACAATTATTTTATATCATTTTAATATAAGTATGTCAGAATCAAGTGATACCTCAGCCATTGATGAAAAAAAGAAAGAAGAAACGTCTTCATCAAATAAAGGTGACTATCTAAAAAATATTAGAAGTTTTCTATCTTCGGTAATTGTTATGTTTATAGCTATAACAATTTATTATACAGGAAGTGGGTTAATATTGTATGCTTGTAAATTAGCACAGTCAAATATTTTACCAACCGATATTCACTGTTCTCCTTATACAGATTCACAACCAAGTATACAGCCTATTAAAACAAATATTTTTACAACAGGAGGAGATTCTCCATTATCAATGAAACTAAGTTTCCCTTATAATGATTATAATTCGAAAAATTATATTCTAGACATGTTTCGAGAATATAAAAATGAACCTAGATCTAATTTTTTAGCAAATTATTTAATTTCAATGATAGAATCAGTTATACAATTTAATTATTCAGCATTTAATAAAATTTTAGATATGTTAAACGGATTACCCGAAATTCTTCTTGTTATATTTGGTCCAGTAATAGTTGCTTTTTTATCAACCATAATTTTTATTGTTGACCATTTATATTTAATATATTTATGGTTTGCTCAAATGAGTTGGTTCTTTAAAACAAATTCAAATGACTCTGGAACAGGAAATCCAAAATGGGATGATGTAACTATTGTTTCACCTTTTAACTACTGGTGTGCTATAGGTTTGGTAATATTGTTTGTTATATTATTTTTCTTTGCATTACCTTTTATTTCAATTTTAGCCGGTTTTTCAATGTCATGGTGTATATTTTCATGTATTACTTATAAAGCAGAAATGGGAGGAAAAATGATATCAGCTCTAACAATAATAAAAGACACATTTAAATATTACAAAACCCTTATTATGAGCGTATTAAGTTTCTTCGTTGTTGTTAGCGCATTCAGTAAATTAGGAACAATTCCAGGAATATTTTCAATAATAACATTGGCACTTATATATTTTGGAATAATTTCAATAGATTTATTTAATTCTTCTAGTAAAGATAATTTATCACCTGTTGTAAGTGATAATCAAGCTAAAAAATCATGTAGTTTTAAAGAGCCAACTAAGGAAAAACATGGATTATTGTATGGTTTATTATTTGGACAAAAAGGTGGCAACATAACTAAAGAAATAAAGGAAATTGGTAAAAAATTATCACGTAATTAATACTTAAATATAAATTTATAAATATTAATTAAATGGGAAAAGAAAAATTATCCAAATTACCTACTGTAAGCATTTGTACTCCGACATTTAATCGCAGACCTTTTATACCTGTTATGATTAAATGTTTTGAACATCAAACATATCCTAAAGAGAAAATTGAATGGATTATTATTGATGATGGAACTGATAAAATTGAAGAATTAGTTACACATATTCCTCAAGTTAAATATTTTAAATATGATGAAAAAATGACTTTGGGTAAAAAGAGAAATTTATTAAACCAAAAAGCAACAGGAGATATTATTGTATATATGGACGATGATGATTATTATCCTCCTGAAAGAATTAGACATGCTGTTGATACTTTAAAAGCAAATCCTAAAGCATTATGTGCTGGTTCTAGCGCAATGTGTATTTACTTTAAACATATAAATAAAATGATTCAATTTGGACCATATGGACCTAATCATTCAACTGCTGCTACTTTTGCTTTTAGACGTTCTTTATTAAGTCAAACAAGATTTGATGAAACTTCATCTGTTGCAGAGGAGAAGAAATTTTTAAAGGACTATAAAATTCCATTTGTTCAGTTAGAGTCAAAAAAATCGATTTTAGTATTTTCACATACGCATAATTCATTTGATAAAAAGGAGTTATTAGCTCAAGGACCTAATCCAAACATGCACGATACCGCTTTAACACCAGCAGATTTTGTTAAAGAACCAGAAATATTAAAATTTTTTATGGAGGATATAGATAGCTTATTAGACGCATATGATCCTGGAAAGCCAGATAAAAAACCAGATGTTACAAAACAATTAGCTGAGATTAAAGAAGGTAGAGAGAAAATGATGAAAGAACACATGGAAAAACAGTTACAATATCAAGACACAATGAATAAAATAAATATGATGACAAATCCTCAAGCTTTCCAACATAAAATTGACGAACAAAGCTTTATTATTCAACAATTGTCTATTGAAAATGGTCAATTACAAGATAAAGTTAAATATTTGGAAGATAAGATTAAACAACTTATTAATGAAAAAATACAAGAAAAAATGAAAGATAAACATATTCAACTTTCTAGTAAAGGACCTACAATATCATAACATATATCAAAATATACTTAAAGATATTACTATATTTATAGTATTATAGTATAAAATGGAGTATACCGACATTAACCAAAGAAATGAATCTTATGATGAACAAAGAGAGCAGCGTAGATTAGTTGAAGAGGCAAAAAAGATTGATAGAGGATATAATGTAATTTATAGAACTTGTCCTAATAAAAAGGGAGAGCTAGTGCGCACACCAATTAGTGTTTATACATCTGGCGGAACTGATTCAAATATTAGAGATGCCGAAACTGGTGCTTATTATTCGCATCTAGTTGGAAGTGCTGACGAAGATCTATATTTTAAGGTAATTTTGGCAACTGGTGAATGTAAAAGTAAAAATGGTTCTAGTACTTTATTTTATTTATCTCCAAGACATTATATGTCTCATCTAAATAATGAAGTTAGTGAAGCTACTCTTCAAATGTGGGAAGAGAAACGTGATGATAGGTACAAGGCTAAGGAAATGAAAAAGAGTAACGCATTATCAATTATTGTTAATTAAAAATAATTCTTAAAAATATAAAAATATAAAAAATATCATAATATAGTTAATTATGAGATTTTTACTGTTATGTTTTGTAATATATTTTTTCAAATACTAATTATAGAAGTGTTTATACAAGAAATGATGAAAGATATCCAATAAATTTAACTGCCGGTAGCCTAATGAATGAATTTAATTTTACATTAAGTTAACATTCTTCTCCTACATCATCATCATCATCTTCTTCTTCAACTTCCTTATCGGCAGTTCCGGTGGCATTTTCCTTAATATATTTTTCAATATATCTATAAATACGATTTATATCGAGCTTGCCGATTTCATAATTTTCAAGTAAATTCATAATTTCATTGTCATCACTATTATTTTTGAGGTCAATAAAAAATCCAAATAAATCTTTTTTATCCATTCCAAGTTTTTGACATAACTTTTGAATAAAAAGAGAATTATTATATTCAGTAGAATATTTAGTTAATACCTTAGTAAATCTTACTTCGGTTGGGTTATATTTTTGTTTCTTTTGAAAATATTCATGATACATTTTATTATTTTTAAAAGTTTTAATAAGAGAACTCATTTCGTTAAATTGCCAAATTTGTTTTTGAAATGTTATTCTATCAATATAATCAGCAAAACAAATGTTTTCTAATTGGTTAATGTAAAAAGGTATAGACTGTTTTTTATCAAATTTATCAATTACATCAATAATATTTTCATGCCATAATAAACCAACACTAGTTCGGTCAGTTTCATTCATTACACTATTATGCTCGTTAATTGTATAGTAATTATTAATTAATTTATTAGTAATTTTTTTAGTATCATCACTATAAGATTTTATTTGTAATATATTCTCAATAATATCTGCTGTAAATACTTCGGGTTTATTTTTATATAAATTATAAATACTAGTAAGTTTTCTTAAATCTCCTTGTACAAATGTATTAATTTTATTTTTAATATTGTTATCAACATTTGGAAGCAATAAATTGGTTATAGTTTGAATTTCTGTATTTACAGGTGTTTTTAATTCAACAATATTACATACCTTCATAAGCTCTTTAATTTTTTTATCAACTCTATAGTTTCCAATACATATAATAGGATTCATAGTAACTTCTTCAAGTTTTTGTTTTTTGGTTTTTTTTGGTCTAATAAGCTTAATTAATGTATTAATTCCACCTTTGTCGCCATTATTCATTCCATCAATTTCATCCATAATAATAGCAATTTTTCTAACCTTCTTGTTAAATAAACTCATAATGTTTTTGTCAGACATATTGTGTTTTGTAATATCTTCAATAACTGATGTATTTCTTATATCTCCTGCGTCATATTTAATAATATCATAATCAAGTTCCTTTAAGATATTAGTTACAAATGTAGTTTTTCCTGTTCCGGGATCACCATACACATAAATACCTTTTTTAAAAAGAATATTATTTTTATTTAATTCAAATTGTTGAAGAATATCTTTAATATTTGAAACCTTATCTTCTCTGCTAAGAATTTTATTAATATTTAATTCTTCCATTTTATATATTTAACAACATTCTTTTTATGTAGATTTTTACCTAATCCATGTTCTTTTAAAAAATCACAAATAATTTTTCTACAATTATTAGACTCATTTTCAATACAAAAATTCATAACAAAATATAAATAATTATTAAAAATCATATTTTTATATTTGTATTGTCTAATTTCATACCATTTATTATAATTTTCTTCCACAATTTTTTTAAATACAAAATCATTATCTTGTCTAATCGTAGCTCTAATGTAACTTTCATAATCTTTAATGGATGGTTTTATAAGGTGATGATATAAATTATAGTTCTCTATATTTGTAAACACAAATTCTTTTTTTGGAATGTATTCTTTTATATATCGTATTAATTCTGGTGGTAATCTTTTAGTAAGTGTATCCATTAGTTCTTATAATTATAAAATAAATTATATTTATAACATTTTAATATAATTTAATATGAGAAATGAATTAATTACGCTGTTTGACAAGGATTATTGACACCATAAGTGATGCCATCCCAACTTAATCCGCATTTTTTAGCCCATGTATATTTAGCGCATGTTGCTCCTTCACCAACATAAGGAGGATTATTAAAGTTCATTGTTAAATGCTTATTTTCTCCTGTTGCCTGACAAGTTCCTAAATCCTTAACATTCATACATGTAGCATTATTTCCAGAACCATCAAATGTCCAATAATCAGGACACTGAGGAACAACTGGTGGCCATACTTGTTTATCAGTTGAATATGATAAAGCAATACCAATCATTACTAAAGCAATAATTAATATAATAATAGCTGAATAAAGAACAATCTTTTGAAAACCTTCCATTATATATAAATTAAATAAATATAATTTTTTCTATTTACCTATTTTATATAAATGAATAAAGTAAACAATGGACGAGTGGACATTAAAAGCCCTAATACTTCAACATTATTTCAAATGTATGATAAAATACCAGCAAATCAGTGTGTAACATTTAGGAACGCAACTGAAGGTTTATGGACTTCTAATTCTTTATCAGATGCTTTCTTTTCGCAACAAAATATTCAAATTATTCAAAATGGTATAAGAGCAGGTGTATATCATAGATCAAATGGTCAATACACCATTGGTCCCCAAGATTGTGATTCTCTCAAAATTGTTATGAGAAGTGTATTTCTACAATACTCTGCTAATCAACCAAATAATATCTCACAACAAATAGCTCAATTAAATAATATTGTATTAGAATACTGTATTCAGCAAGTTTATAGCGAAGCACAAGGTTATATGAAATATATAAATGATGCTAGTACATTAGTCGTGCCAATTTCTCATCCAGTAATGGCAAATGAGAATGATAGACAATTGGAATTAAAGCCTTGGTTCTAAGCGAAGCAACCGTCGAACAAAGTTCTTTAAACTGCCTTTAAGAAAGGTAGTGACAAATATTATAGTCGCTTCGCTTAAATCAATATTGTATTGGATTTATCAAAATGGTCAATATGAAATATTAATGTTGATCTCTCTTTGTCCCCTTCAAAATCTATATTATTATTATTTTTTGTATAATAATATACAGCAATTGATTCTCTACAAATATTGTCTGGAACATTCAACGGGTCGGGATGACCGTGTAAACTGGTCTTGGTCGTATTAAAAATAACACATCTGTTTAATAATGGTGCTATTTTGTAATTAACCTTTTGTTTATGTATATCGCATAATAATAGATGACCATTATATTCCTCTTTCCAATCTGGATTTAAGTATAGCAACAAATTAATTCTCCTGTCTAGTCTTCCGTGCTTATCGGAATCATAACTATTAAAATCTGTATGTGCTTTTAAAAAGCCATCTTTTAAAATACGGTGTATTCCTGCACCTTTTAATTTTAAATCGTTTCTTATAATACCTTTTATTCCGGTTAATTTTTCTAAATAATCTATAAATTCGTTACTTGACAAATATTTAAATATATTATTTAAATTTTCACCAAGGTTACTTTGAAACGCATATTTATTTAACTCCCACCACGATTCATAAAATTTATAATCGGCTTTTGATGTGTCGAGTTTTTTAACATCTTCGAGACCTTTGTTTATTTGTTCCTCGCACAAAAAATTGTCTATTACCGCAAAACTAAAAGGATAATTATGTTTGTAACCATTCAACATGACTTCTTTGGTCGTATCAGTAATCATAATACTTTTACTTTAAATAATATTTAAGTACTTATTTAATAACTTATTTATAAAATTCGGTTAAAGTATAATATTAATTTAAATACTTATTAATATTATTAATAATAAGTATGGAAGACAAAATAGTTTTAATATGTGCGACTGGTCGTTCTGGTTCAACAACAATGCAGAGAATAATTAATACTATACCCAACTCAAATATTTGTGGAGAGAATTATGGAGCAATAAATAGCATATTAGATTTTTATAATAAATTACATGCTACTTCAAGAGATTATGTACCTGGACATTATAATCCAGCATCTTATGAAAATATTATAAGTAAAAATGTAAAACCGGCATGGTATAATTCATATAAAATGAATGAAATGGAAGAACAAATTCGTAAGTTAATTATTACAATGTTTAAAAATAAACCAGAAACTAATTTATGGGGATTTAAAGAAATAAGATATGATAATAAGAAAATAAATCTAATACGATTATTTAAAACACTCTTTCCTCAAACAAAAGTTATTATACAAATTAGAGGCAATATTCATGCTCAAAGTAAAAGTGGTTGGTATAAAGATGATAAAAACGCGGCAGCTTATCTTAATCAAATGAATAAAGAATTGTTTGAGTTTTATAACCAAAATAAGGATTGGTGTTATTTTACTACTTTTGAGAACATGTTTGATAGAAATAATCTTCAAAATATATTTTCATTTATTGATTGTAGAGAGAAATATGATGAAAGTAAAATAACTGAAGTATTAAATAATAATATTAAAGATTAAAATATAATTTATAATATGAGTGAAATTATTAAGAATAAATTATATTTGGGAGATTTATTTGATGCTAATAATAAGGAACAAATTAAAAATAAAAATATAACTACTATTATTTGTGTCGCAGAAGGCTTAAAAATAGACAAACCAGATGTTAAGGTATATAGATATGATTTTCAAGATGATTATAATTGTAATATTTCTCTCTATTTTGATGAAATAGGAGATATTATAAATAATGAAAAGGTTGTATTAGTAAACTGTATGGCAGGTATAAGTAGATCTTCTACTATAGTTATAGCTTATATAATGAAGTATTTGAATATAAATTTGAGAGAAGCCTTTTTATTTGTTAGAAATAAGAGACCATTTATTTGTCCAAACAAAGAATTCATGAATTATTTATATGAATATGAATTTGAATTATTTAAAAAAAATAGTATATCTTATGATGAATGTATAAAACTCTTTTATTATACTTAATATTTTCTCTCTATTTATGAAATTTAGAACTGTTTTATAAATAGTAAAAATCTCTTGAACAATGGTAAAAGGTTACTATATAGGTTGTTTTTAAACTAAGGGAGATACTTTTTTAAGTATTTGAATAAATAATAAATCAAAATAATTTAAAGAAGAAAAAAATTTATATATTATTTTTATTTTTAATAATTTATAACTATTTATGCGTCTTCAACTACAAAATTTGATTTCTTTGTAACCTTCTTTACAGTTGTTCCCTTTGATATAACCTTCTTTTTCTTTTCTTCACCGCTCATGAGTCTTGCTCTTTCTTCTTTATATTCAACATAAAGTTCTCTTAGCTGATTAAGCTCAGTTACCCACATCTTATTAATAGTAGTATTTTTAATTTGTTCCAATTCAGCTTCTTTATTACCTTTATCCTTTAATAATTTTTCAACATTTTCTTCAGTTACTGAATCCATTGGCATCTTTACAAGATATTTATATTCATTATCTCCATCAATTTTATCATAATTTTTTGCTTCAAGCATTTCAATAACATATTCCTTCTTCTTTTTTCTCAAATCAATAGTTCCATCTAAGTTTTCCTTGATGTACTTGGCTTTATTAGATAATAATACTAACTCCTTTTCTATAGCATCAATCAAGTAATCCTTTCTGTCTTGATACAGATTTAATCTGACAGCATAATAAGAGTCAATAATATCAGAAACATTTTCATACTTTTGAAGAGTATCCTTAGAATCAAATAGATGCATATTTGTAGTAGTATTTGTAGTATAAAGTTTAAGAACCTTTTCAAGACCATTACATCCATGATCACCCTTAGATAATTCAAGTTCTTCTAATTTACCCTTAGCAAATGTAATAGTAAAATCAACATTTGTATCCTTACTCATGTCATCATAATCTTTCACTGTAGAAGCAATTTTCTTTCCATCTTTATCTTGACCAGGTTCAATTAGATTTTCAAGCAATTCCTTAAAGTCTTCAGTCCAATACCCGACAGGTAATTCAGTAACTCTAATTTTATCAACAGCTAATTTTTCATAACAACCTTTAATTAAGAATTTACCATCATTAATCTTTGTAATTTCTCCCTTAAATCCTTCATAATAAGGAATAAAGTCGATACTGTCTTCAATGTACATAAGCTTATTCTTAAGATAATCAATAATTTCCAAAGGATTATAACACATAATATCAGTACTGAAACCAGTTCCAATACCCTTTGAACCATTAACTAAAACCATAGGAATAATCGGAGCATAATAAACAGGCTCAACAAGTAATCCATCATCATTTAAATATGTTAGAACATTATCATCATGAGAAGGAAATAAGCTTCTAGTAATTTTATTTAATTGAGTAAAGATATATCTTTCAGAAGCACTATCTTTTCCACCTTGTAATCTTGTTCCAAATTGTCCATTGGGCATAAACAAGTTAATATTATTAGAACCAACAAAGTTTTGTGCCATTCCAACAATAGCTGCGTTTAAACTAGCTTCACCGTGATGATATCCAGAATGCTCTGAAACATAACCTGAAAACTGAGCTACTTTAATTTCAGTTGTTAAATTCTTTTTAAACGCAGAATACAATATTTTTCTAAGTGAAATCTTAAGACCATCCATCAAGTTAGGAATACTTCTATCACAATCATATTTTGAGAAGTGAATCAGTTCTCTATTAATAAATTCTTCATAAGAAACACTTGACTTAGCTGTATCAAGATAAGCATCTCTATCATAATACTTTAACCAATCTTTTCTATCTTCTGCTCGTTTCTTATTAAAGACCATGTCAATAGAATCATCAGACTTTTCAGTATGTTGAAATCCAACAAACTTCTTTTTCTCAAAATATTCGCGAAATTCCTTACCAGTACTAGTTCCTAAACCCTTATAGTACTTAATTTTCCAACCTTTTTCATCATTTTCTTCCTTCCACACATTATATTCTCCATCATTATAGAAATCCAATTCAACTGAACCCTTTTTCGCCTTTAAGATAGGAGTATTCATAAATCCAATAAAACCAGGAATATTGGCTAATGTAGGCCACTCAGATTGAAACAAATTAATGCCTAAACCCTTAATATGACTACCATCTAAATCCTGATCGGTCATGAATAAAACCTTTCCATATCTTAAATTCTTATTGACATCTTCAATTGAATTATATTTCTTTCCGGTTTCCAAACCTAATATCTTCTTGATTTCAGCAATTTCCTTATTTTCAGAAATCCTTTTAACAGGTTCACCTCTAACATTAAGAATCTTACCTTTCATAGGATATACACCAATTGTATTACGGTCTTCGGATGTTAATCCAGAGATAATGCCTGCCTTAGCTGAATCACCTTCGCAAAAGATAATAATACAATCCTTGGATTTTTCTGTTCCTGCCCAATTAGCATCTGTTAATTTAGGAATGCCTCTAATCGATTTGGTCTTAGTTCCATCAGTTTTCTTAGCAGCCTTGTTTTCCTTTACTTCAGTTAATTGAAGCGCAGCATCCATGACGCCCATTTTAGCTACCTTTTCAATAAACTTATCAGATACATCGCACTTGGAACCAAATTTAGAAGAAGGAGTATTCATAAAATCCTTAGTCTGACTATCAAACGCAGGATTCTCAATGTCACATCTTACAAATAAGATAAGCTGCTCCTTAATTGTATTAGGATTTACCTTTACCTTCTTTTTCTTTTCAATCAATTCACATAATTTTCTAGTAATTTGATTCAGAATATATTCAACATGCTTACCACCCTTAGCAGTATGAATACCATTAACAAACGAAATCTGTACAAATTCATTTGTTGGAGTCAGCGCAACA